ATTGCCAATGATTCAGTACATGACCTAGTTTTTGGACATACCCACAAGCATAGGGATTGGAAATCCCCCAAAATAGGAAAGTCACAATTTGTCAGAATCATCAATGTCGGTTGCAGTTTGCCCTTTAATCATATAGAGGAATATGCGAAACTCAGTATGACTGGCTGGAGCTGGGGTATTGTTGAGTTACACATATGGGATAACCATATACAAGAAAGTAATTTTTTGAGTATGGATAGACTGGAAAAAGAATATGCCTAAAAAACATTATTCATTGGAGGATATGATGGACAAGATAGATGAAATCTTAAAGAGATTAAACACACTTGAAGATTTATTAGGTGTTGAAAAAGAAGATGACGAAGGATATGATGGAGGAGATGAAGATGTGGACAAAGATTAAAACAACTTGGAATGATTTAAACAAAAAGGCAAAGATATTTTTAATTGCTCTTGCTGCTATAATTATTTTTGCCCTCATTAATAACTTAATAAGTTAATTAATGTTGCAACTGTTAGGAGCAATAGGCCCAATAGCAAAGCTCATAGCTAAAACTGTTGACAAAGCTGTTCCTGATAAGGATTTAAAAGAAAAACTAACACACGAAATAAACAAGCAACTGCTTGATACTGGTTCTAGGGAAATGGAGGCAGCATCAAAAATTATTTTGGCTGAAGCCTCTAGTGGTTCTTGGCTGACTAATTCTTGGCGACCAGCTCTGATGTGGATATGCATTATTGTCATTTTCAACAATTTTATACTGATGCCATTTGCTAACATCATCTTCGGCACGAGCCTTATTCTTAGCATACCTGATCCAATGTGGAATTTGCTTACTATTGGCGTTGGAGGGTATATTGCTGGGAGAAGTGGAGAGAAAATAGCTCAGAAATGGAAGGAGAATGGCTAAAAGAGACTTCGGTAGGATAATTCTACCTTATAAGATATAAGCTCCTTGTATGGCTTAAAAATAGGGGATTATGCGAGTAATCCCCTTTATTGCGTGTCATCTACTTCCAACTTAAAAGAATTTGCTAATTTTTCAATTTGATTCATAAATACTGGTGGTTTTTTCCAATGATACAAAACAAGTGTATGATCTTTTTTTAAAAATCTTCCTATTTGACCACAAGTGGACATAGTATGTTTCTTAACAAGATGACAAAAATCTCTCCTTGCACTAACTAAATGTTTATGCCTTCTCTTAGAAAGAAATTCTTCTATTGTTATTGCATAATAATTACATACTCTATAACACCATATTCCTAAACCATCTCTTTTCAATGGCATTGGATTAATTCGGACAGCACAAAATTCTTTTAATATTCTTATTTCTTCTTTTGTAAAATCCATTTATTTTCCCTAATCTTTATATAAATCTTGCCATAGGAAGCTCCTCTTATCACTCGAGTTCGCAACCTATGGCTTTTCAGGTATACCCAATGGGATTTTGGTTCTAAAAGACACCATCACCCATACTACTACTGCTTATGTAATCTTATCACTGCTCTCTCAAAGTTTGTTTAAGTATTTCAATTAAAATCGACTTACAAAATAAGCATAAACAATAGCAATTCTATAGGGGAGTAAAGTATAATCGATGCATAGTGTCGTTTTACCAACTCTGAAAGGACTATGCGATACTCCCTAATCTCTAGCAGCAAGTTAGCCGAGAGATGTTCTTTAAAATGGTACTACTACTTCTTCTTCTTCAGCTTGTTTAACTGCTGCTGGTTTAGAGGAAGCAGAACTCTTAGAACCTAACATTCTAATTACACCACTAAACTTTGGAACTACTATTTCTGTAAAGGTTTTAGTTACACCATTTTCATCTGTGAATTTAGAGTAATCTATTTCTCCTTCCACATATAATGTAGTGCCTTTCTTTACATACTTCTCAATAGTTTCTGCCAGTCTTGGATCAAATACCTTGACCATATGCCAAGCAGTTTTCTCTTGAGTTACGCCACCAACTTTATATTTCTTATTGGTAGCTAAAGATAACTTCGCAAACTTTTCATCTTTTGAAGTTACTTTTATCTCTGGATCAGAACCAACTCGACCAACTAATGTTACTTTATTTATCATATTTTTTACTCCCTATTTTAGTTTCGTTATATAAATTCATTACAGCTGCCTTTACCACTTTTGATAAGGGTAGATTGTATTTTTTAGCCATTTCTTTTACTTTGTTATAAACCTCTCTGTTCATTCCAATAGTAATATAATTGTTTTTATGTTTAGCACGAATTTCATTATTATAATATTCGGACATTTTTTCTAATATTTCACTCATATCTTTTGCTCCATATATTATTTACCCTATCATAATTCATACGATCTCGAATCTGTGATTTACTCTTAGGATCTCTTAACGCTTTCTTACCTAATCGTTTCTTTAATCTTTTGATTCTTGTTTTTAGCTTCATTATTATCTTTCATTAATTTTCCTATAGCAATCTCTACTTTGTCCTCAACAATTTTAGTTAGCTTGTCTATTGGTAGATGCTTATATATTTGATCGTCTATTGTAGTTAACAATTTAGAATCAATTACTGCTTTCTTTGCCATTACTCCTCCTTAATTATTTTGCATAAACAACAATTAAAATCTTATGTCTATCTTGCATATTTTTATCTTTAAAATGCTTTCTAATTTTATTTAAAGATTTATCTATTGTGTTTTTAATTATTTCTGGATTGTAAGGTAAATCAGCACACTGATATTCAACAATCCATTTTAATACTAAAGGATTATCTTTGGTTATTTCTACATAATTCATTTCTCCTCCTTAATTATTATGATTGTGTAATGCATTTATGCCTAGATTATGAACACACTCATCTTTGAATTTATATAATTTTATTTTTAATTCCTTTTCAGTTTTTATTTTAGTTAAATCAATTAATCGTTCAGTAACATAATAAAGACATATTCTATTATCTTGCAAACTCATTATTAATTCTTTTTCTTTAGATTCCATTATATAATCTCCAATCTTTGTAGTGAGTAGGGCAGAAGAACCCAGCCAGTAGATAAACCCTACTCACAGTCTTATCTACTAGCGACTATTTTACCACCTTGATTTTTTCCTTGTTCATATTTCCAGAATATTTTTCCTTCAATTCCTGAACATATTTATCGTTGTCAAACTTACCCATAAATACGTCAGCACTCATTCCAAGATGGCTAAATCCTTTTGTCATAGCATCAGTCATTGCTTTCTTCGGCGCCTCATCATCTAAAGAACCATTCTTTTTGAACAATGATTGCACCGAACAAATCGGCCCATAATTCAGCCAGTTGTTGTTGATGTTCCAGCGAATAGTCACTTCAGCGAAAATACATTTCTCGCCTACATGATATTTGCAATCGTAACTCCAACCCTTGCCAACTGGGCCAAATACTTCTGTCATTTTCATAATCTGATATTGAGGATCAATCGTTGTTAATGTCTTTCCAAACTTATTAAACTCTTTAGTAAGTGCTGGATTCGTTTCATTCAACTGATCCCAATAAAATCTGTTATTCGTCTCTGCTGTCATTATACCTCCATACTTTCGTGTTACTGTTAAAGGAGTTCCTTCTCCTTAAACCACTATCATAAATAAAATTCATAATTTTTAATTCTGTAAATCGTGGTCTTATAGACAGAATACTCTCGTTTAATATTTCAGATACTTCTTCAGGAGTAGCTCCATAGGAGTGTTTCCTTCTTATCGCATCAAGAGTTCTTTCCCTCAACTTTCTGGATCGTAATGCAACTTTCGTTGCAGCCTCCTTGCTAGTTGAGTGTTCTTTGTAACCCGGCGACATCGGATATTTCAATCCCGAATGTCTTAATGACATCTTCTGCATTGTTAATCCCTTCTATTGTTTTAAAATCCATGAAGTCAGGTGGAACGATATTGTTCTCGACATGATACCAGAATAAGGCACACGCCTTCAATAATGTTTCTGTAAATTTTTCGTCATAATCGACTTCATAAATTTTATATCTCATTGTTCCAAACAATACTGACAGTATTGCTTTTTTGAATCCCGTTACAAACATATAATGCTGTAATTGAGGATAGTATCTTTCCAGTATGGTATCTTCTTTTGAAAAGGGATTTGTATGCTTTGCCTCCCATACCTTTCCATTCACCACTCCGTCAAGACTGCCATAAATGTAGTCTATTTCGGGGTGTGTCCAAACTTTGTTCATATTAACAACCCTTTGTGAAGTAGTTTTCGTATACCATTGTCTATTAAATTTTTCGGTAAAGATTCCAAGTTGAACTGGCAGTATATCTGATAAATCTTCTCGTTCTGTCTGTCCAGTTTTCTCAAGCCAAAGCTCTTTCCACTTTCCCTCGACAATACGAATTGCATCAGTTCCTCCAATGCCCCTTGGTCTTTCGTCATTTCCATTTCGCATCTAGTCTTTACTCCTTTCATTAATTTGTCGTCGTCTATGTAGATCGAATTTATTCCGTTCCATATCCCTGTTCGACTGCTCATACTCGTACCTCCTAATAATATAGTCAGCTATCGGTTTGGCTGCTATGTTATCTTTCGTTCTTCTGCTCGTATAATGTTCAATGAAGAATATATAAATATCTGGTCTTAAATATTTAAGAGCTAATTTCATTACCCATTCTTTTTTCCTTCTCTTTCTATCAAGAAAGTCAGGCATATCCCTCTTAATGCCTAACATTCTTCTTATTACATTACCTAACATAAATGCCATTTATTTACCTCCATACTTTAATTCTAAAAGTAATTCGGCATAATGAATCACTTTCTTTATGTCCTCTTGTCCTCCTTTTATGGAATGTCTGGTAATATATTTTACTATGTTTCCCTCACACCAATCCAATTTATTTTTCATGATATATTCTATTGGCTGTATCGGTAACTTGACATAATGGATACCACCAACTTGTCTATTTATCGGTCTTGTTTTTTCTTCGAACAATTTGACCTCCTTCTAATTCATATATTTTATGTTGCAGTAAAATTATTTTTTTTAGTTTTTGGGTATCCATAATATTTAATTCTGTATTTACTCTTTTTAATTGATCGTTATCTAATGATATTTTATCATATTCTTTTAATAGG